AGTTATGCCAGAAGTTGATGAAGACTTTAATATTATTGGTGGTAAGGCACCTAGTGGCGATGCTGGTGGTACACTCACACAACCATTATTTGAAGTGGCAACAACATATAATAATACTTCTATTTCTCCAAGTGATCTTGTAGAGGTAGACGAAACTGGCATTGCAGTAAGAGATGGTCAAGCACCGAAGGCTGGAGAAACAGCACAAGCTGGTAGAATTGAATATCAACTTGAAGGTAAAAAACGAGATCTATATGTTGCTAAGAGTCTTGAACAGAAACTTGCTGCTGCAGCAAGAAAAGCTGGGGTAGATGTTGTAATGATCACATCTGGTGGACAGCCAGGATCTAGAGGATTGCGAACTGGTTCCACAAGACACGATACATTAGAAGCTGCTGATTTGATTTGTAAAGTTGGTAACAGAAAACTGAATAAAGATAATACAGCAGATAGACAAATCCTTGACAAGTTTGTAAGGGCATGTAGATCAGAAGGCATTTTGGCAGGTGGTATGTCTAGTGGATATATGGGTGCGTATACAATGCACCTTGACGCACTTGGAGCATCTATTGGCGGCGGAAAATATAATAGAAGTTCTGTTGTTACATGGAAATCTGATCAATGGTTCATTAATGCTATGAAAGGTAGTTAAAACCTTATAAATAGGTAGAACAAAAGGTTAAAAAAAATGGCAACTAAACTTTCAGCAGAAGATGGTAACCTCGGTACCTCAAAGATTTACGGTGAACGTAAGAAGGCTTACGTTGACATAGATCTTTCGTTTTCTGCAAAACCTAGTGGCGAAATCTTTAAAAAGTTTGAATCTGCTTCTGTTAAACAAGCGGTAAAAAACTTGATTAGCACTAACTATAATGAAAAACCTTTTAAGCCTAGGTTTGGGGGAAACATCAGAGATCTATTGTTCGATTTGGCTGATGAGTTTACAGAATCCGATGCTGAAAATAGAATCAGGTTTGCTATATCAAGCTATGAACCAAGGGCAGAAATCATTAGTGTTGTGGCAGTATCAAGACCAGAAAGAAACGACTTATCAGTGACAGTTGTATTCAAGGTCATAAATACTAATGAGATTGTAGAATTAAACTCAACATTAGCAAGGCTAAGATAAATGGCAACAAGTATCACATCATCAGCACTCGGCTTTGATAATATCAAAGCAAGTCTGAAAAATAAATTAAAAAATACAAGTGAGTTTGCAGACTATGATTTTGAAGCATCTGGTCTCTCAAACATTCTTGATGTGTTAGCATACAATACACATTTGAATGGCTTGATTGCCAACTTCTCTATCAACGAATCATTTTTGAATACCGCTCAGTTGAGATCATCATTGGTCTCCTTGGCAACAAGTATTGGTTATGTTCCAGACAGTATGACAGCATCTCGTGCGTTGTTGAGAATTTCGGTTAACTTGTCATCCGTGTCTGGTAGACCTGCTACAATCGATCTTCCAAAATTTACACGATTTACTGCAGTCGTAAACGAGATTACATATACATTCCAAACTACTGAAGTCTATACAGCGGAAGATGATGGATCTGGTGTTTACATTTTTAAAACAGAAGGTGATTCTGAATCTATTCCAGTGTTCGAAGGTAAGCGAAAAACAAAGACTTTCCTCGTAGGCGAATTTGATGAGACAGATGTGTATATGATTCCAGATAAAAATATGGACATGAGCACCGTAAGTGTCAATGTGTATGAAACAACAACTGCGTCTGCATTTACTGCCTACAAAAATATTATTGACGTAACATCAGTAAGTGAAAACTCCACTATCTATATTCTCAAAGAAGCGCCAAACGAATTTTATCAGCTTACCTTTGGTGCGAATGACATCTTGGGTCAAGCACCTGCTTCTGGTGGTAAGATTGTTGTGGACTATATTAGTACTTCAGGTCCAGATGCTAATACGGCGAAAACATTAACTGCTATCGATCAACTTTCTGTTGGCGGTGTAAGCTATTCCATCACATCGACAACTACCTCGAACTCCGCTGGTGGTGATTTTAAAGAATCCAGTGAATCGATTCGAAGAAACGCACCATTCCAATATGCCACACAAAACAGAATGGTTACTGCAGATGATTATAGATCGATTATTCTTCGTAACTTCTCATCTTTGATTGATGATATTATTACATGGGGCGGGCAAGATAACCCAGAACCTAAGTTTGGTACTGTGTTTACATCTATCAAGTTTGAAGATGATGTTTCTGATCAACAGATTGTCGATACAAAGGCAGCAATCTTAAACCTTGTTGATCAACTTGCTGTTCTGTCGTTCAAAGCTGAGTTTGTAGATCCTCTAGATGTGTTCTTGGAAACTGATATCCACTTCCAAGTAAACCCGAAGCTAACTCCACTGTCAGTCAATGCGCTTGGAGTTTCAGTCAAGGCTGTTGTAGAAAAATACTTTAGAGATAATATTGGTAAATTCGGTAAAACGTTTAGAAGATCTTCTTTGCTCACTCTTGTAGATGATGTGTCCCCTGCTATTCTTTCAAGTAGAGCCGAAGTAAAAACACAGTTGCGTATAGCACCTGTTGTCAATGCCATCAACTCTTTCAACTTACAATATCCAACTCCTATCCTTGATCCAAAAGATTCTATACAACCTGTTGTTATTAGTAATAACTTTATTCAGAATGGTGCTACATGTAGAATTGAAAACAAGACAGCAAAAACATCTGCAAGTGGAAAGGTCTCTCTCGCTAACAATACTTTGAGAGTGGTTGAGATTGGTACTGGACAAGTAAAAACAAATAATATTGGATCATTTGATACGATTACTGGCAAGCTAGATATCGTTTCATTTAAACCAACTGCACTTTCGGGCGGAGACGGATTCATAAAACTATCCGCAACTCCAGCTAACCAAAGTGCAGTTTCGCCAGAACTAAACGAAATCATAAACTTTGATCCTATTGCTTCTACCATCAAACCTGTCATTGTGGATGCAACGAACTAATGGGTATAGATAAGACAAGAAGAGATATTGGTAGGCGAGAACTTGAGTTTGATAATAACCAAATCGACAAGGCTCTTCCAGAATATTTTCAAGAAGACTATCCAAAGCTTATCAAGCTTTTGGATACGTATTACGAACATCTGGATTCTGATGGCAACTTTGGATTTAAGATTAAAGATCTACCGTCAAGTAGAGACATATCTCAGACTGCAAAAGAAAATCTTACATTACTTGAAGATGAACTCCTACTTGGTGGTAACTACCTTGAAGGTATTCTTGACCAACGGACAGGTGCTGAACTTGCAAACAACTACTACAGAACAAAGGGCACCAAGTATTCTTTTGAAAGGTTTTTCCGTTCATTCTTTAAAGAAGATCCACAAGTCATTTATGGTAAGGATCTTATCTTCAATCTAAATGATGGAGCAAATAACTCTATCATTGGACCTGATACCGATAGAAAGATCCAGAACGATAAAGTGTATCAGCACTGGGGTTTGCTATTTAAAATTGGTATCCAGCAAAGCACTTGGAAAGAGTTATATGAACTCTTTGCCCATCCTGCTGGAATGTATTATGCATCTGAGGTTCAGATTACATCAGTTAACGCTGATATATCATTCGATAATATGCCTATCTTTATTCCAGATGTTCCAGCGCCAATCGTCTACCTAGATATTGGTTCCATGGCACCTGCCGTACTTACAGAACCTTCTGGTATTGTTACTAGTGATGGTGTAACAAGACGTCTTGATCTTGACAGAATGTCACTCCAAGCACATACATTAATCACACAAGACTCAACTGGGTTTGGTTCGCTACAGTTCAACGCAGAACAGTATCCATCTATGGTCGATATGGTTAGAATGACTTCACCAACAATGGATATGGATAGTGATGGAACGTCACTGAAATCATCTATCAGTCTCGATAACACACTAGAAACCCTTGACCAAGAGAAATTTAAAGACTCGGCTGTATAAAACTATTGAGTTTTTCGTATAAATAAAGACAATCAACAGGACATAGAAAATGGCAAGACAAGTATTACAAAGTGGCACAGTTGCTAATGACGGCACAGGCGATACGCTGCGTGGTGCCACAACTAAAATTAACGCCAACTTTGTTGAACTCTATAATATTCTGGGTGGAGACTCTACTAACTCAAGTGTTTTTCTTGAGCCAAATAACCTTGTCTTTGAAGGAACAGCGGCAGATGATTTTGAAACACGGTTAACTGTAGCACAACCTACAAAAGATAACGTCATCACAATGCCAGACTCTACTGGTACAATGATCCTCACAACTGCACATCAAACCCTTACGAATAAAAAGTTAGTGTCTCCAGTATTAGTACATACAGATATTTATGACTCGGTTGGCGCAAACAACTTTTATGAACTTGTACCACCAACTTCTTCTGGTATGACTAAAAATATTAATCTTCATATTCCTACACTTGCCGATAGTGATACACTTATTACGAATACGTCAACATCTATCATTACGGGTACAAAAAGATATGTATCACCTATTCTAAGAAACCCTCATATTGGTACTCAGATACAAGATTCTGGTGGTAACCCTATTCTAGGTTTACCCACAGTTGCTTCTGCAGTAAACTTTCCTACAATCAATAGTAACACCACAGGGAATGATATTAGTATTGTAGCATCTGGTACTGATACAAATATCAACATGCTTTTAACTGGTAAAGGTACTGGTACTGTAATCACAGAAGCATTAGCATATAAAGATTCTGATTACACAGCAAGTGGATCTTCTGCTATTTCTTTGACTGCTCCAGTAGCACTCTTAAATCAATCTGGTGCTGCTACTCTTACACTTGCAAATGGATCGGGTGGACAAATCATGAGGTTTGTAAATATTAATACAGGTGCTATTAAGGTTACTCCTGCTACATTTGCTCAAGGAACTCATTTCACGGTACAGGCTAAAGCCTCTATTGATGCCGTATATAACGCAACAACCGCTGCCAGTGCAACCGCTGGTTGGTATTTAATAGGTCTCGATTCTGCCGCTGGGTTAGGCAATCGAGTCATTATAACGTAAGGCAAAAAACATGGCTGCAATTATTACACAAGACTTGAAGAACCAAGTTATACAAGATATCTTTGATGACATTACAGACTCTGCTGGTGCGAAATACTATATTGGTATTGGCAAATCCGAGCCATGGAATGATTCGGACCTTGCACCAACCCCAGAGCAAACTGAAAGAGAAATCAGAAACTTTAGGCTCGGTGTACAATCCGTGAAAAGAGTTGCTGATTTTAGTTTTGTTGTGCCGAGAAACAACTGGATTTCGGGTACCACATACTCTGCATATAATGATAACTTAGCTGGTCATCCTGTTACACCTTACTATGCAATGACAGATACAAATGCTATTTACCTCTGTGTAAGACAAGGTAAAAATGCTCTTGGTGTTGCTGTTGCTTCTACAATAAAACCAACTGGTGTTGATAATGTTGTAAAGACATATTCAGACGGTTATGCTTGGAAGTTTCTATACACAATCACGACCCCTAACCAGACTGCTTTCCTTGCTGCTAACTTCCAACCTGTCCTACTTCAAGGCAAACTTGATTCTGATGGATCTGGTAACGTCACATCTTTGTCACAGTTGGTGGAGCAAAAAGGTATTCAAGATGCAGCTATTAACAACTCATTGTCTGGAGTTCAAGTTCTAACAGGTGGCGCTGGTTATACATCAGCCCCCTCAGTAACGATTAAAGGTAACGGTACTGGAGCAAGAGCAATCGCCACAGTATCTGGTGGTGCTGTGACTAAGATTGAAATGGATGAGAGTGCTGGAACTCTTGTTCTTGGATCTGGATATGAT